CTCTTACCTTTAAACTTCTTCATAACTAAACGATTAACAGCTTGTTCTTTCTCATCAATAATATTATCATTAATATCTTTAGAATAGAAGTCATCGAACACAAGGACAGGTACATCCTTAAGAAAGTTATAGTCGCTATTAACTGTTTTATCGCTATGACCACCGTCAATATAAGCAAAGGTAACATTACCATAACTAGTGTCCATCACGTTACCTAGATTTTCTTTAGAGTCACCTCTATGAAGTTCAAAAGTAAATGTCTTACCTTTCTCAAGCATCTTATCTTTGAACTCTTGAAGCCTACCTTGTACTTGTTCTAATGAAAAAGGTGTTGTAGTAGTAAACTCTTTCTTTAATTGTTTAAGAGTAGCAGATTCAAATAGATCAAGACCTATGTAGTGTAAACGATCTGTCTTTTCAAAAGCAGCTAGAGACATTTCAATAGCTCTTCCACCGTTCCATGTACCAATCTCTAAGATGTTATCTGTCACATAGGTTCTAACTAATTCAGCTAGTTGTTTGAATCTAGGTAGATTTACATCTCTATATACACTGTGTCCATGCTTAGTTATATCTTCTTTCTTATTACCTTTGAAGTGATCCATGTAGTAAGCTAAAGGTGAGACTCCGAAAGCATCTAAGTCTTTAACTACAGGTGAAAGATTCTGTACCTTCATACCATGAGCGGAGTAGATATTTAATAGACGCTCAAAGATAAACCCATCATGCCACTCTCTGTATGACACAACCTCACCAGTATCATAGCAACCTCTAAGGTCTGCTAGTAAAAGATGAGGTGCTTGATAGTCAAGATTGAAAGCTACGAAAGATGTTTCACTATAGTCTGTAGCTGTTCTACCTAAGTGAGAAATCTCAGCTTTGTCATTCAAGAATTCCTTAAGCTTCTCTTCAGATAGAGGCCGCTTAGTTACAGTGTCAGCATCTAACCATATAAGCCAACCGCCCTTAACTTCTGACTCAGTAATCTGTAAGGACGTGTCAGTCAGAGCGTATACTTTATGACACCATTTGATTGCGTCTAAGCGCCAGTTGTATGGTACTTTCCCATTGCCTGTGCCATCATGCTCCTTCATAGATTCCCTATAAGCCAGCATGTCAGTCACATTATTAAGATTACGGTACTCAATGTTCCTACCTACAGGAAATTCATTGACTATATCTTGAGGCATGTCATGGTAATATGCTATAAGTTGAAGGTCATCCTTCCAATATTTGAGGACTGAAAACAACATATTCTTAGCGTACTGTTCATACCCTTCAGCACTAAAGGAAGTTACAAATCTAATCATTACTGTCAACCATCTCCTTGTATAATTCACCATACTCTAAAGCATACATAGCGTCTGCTTTTCTTGCTGGTTCCCATGTAGCAAACAAAGGACCACCTAAAGTAAAGTGCACGTTCTTAGCTGCTATACTGGCAGGAGAATGGCTATCAAGCCAGTTCCATTCTTCAGGTAGTTCACCAATTTCATCGTTCTCTAACCAATAAAAACCATGTAACCAGCTACCACTCTTAGTATTAACATCACTTAAAGTATATGATCTCTTGATAGAAGGATGATCACAATTCCACAGTATAAAACTAGACCAGTTCTTTCTGAAGTAGTTCTGCTGTAGCTTGTTGTCCATCTTAATACTACCTTCAACTTGAGTATAGTTATGTTTGACACAGTAGACAGCTTTGGTAGACTGTGCATCACACCTATCAAATACTTCCATGATGTCTCCCCTAACATACATGTCAGAGTCCATGAATATAGCCTTACCACTGAACTGTTGTAAGAAAGGTACTAAGAATCTAGTGAAACTGAATTCAGTTGAATAGGGCTTTCCGTCAAAGATATCCACTCTTCTACCATCAACAATCTCATATGATCTTGAGTATAGACCTGCTCTTCGTAGTTCGTGCTGATCTAGTGGTACTATTTGTACCGGCGCACTAGCGTGTTTTCTAATACTATACACTAGTGTTCTGAAGTAGTCATCTTCAGTAGGGTCATACCCAATATACACTGTAGGTAACTTACAATCTACATTCATAATATTATTAGTACCTTTCCCTAGTTTCTTATTATTATTATTGTATTCAGTACAGAACATAATACTCCTATTTATACAATAGTCCAAGGACTTTATTCAAACATCTTAAGAAAACTTTCTACCTCTAAACCATGATGTTAAAGCTACACGCTCACCACTGTGTACCTTATTAACTCTATGAAATATATAAGAAGGAAAGACACATACTGATCCTATATTTCTCATAGATTTAATTGTAGAAAAGTTATCAGTCTCTTGAGGATGTACCCACTTTTGTACTTGAAGATCACCACCTTTATAGTCATCCTTTAAGGTAACAGTTACAGTTATCTTACGCTGTAAATCCTCGTCAGCTTCCTCTGAACCTGTATCATAATGCCAGTCATAGAAGTTTCCCTTCTCATAGAATGACACTTGAGGTACTTCAGAAGCTGCTAAGTCAAAGTTCCAGTTAGCATCTGTGTTAGCCTTTACAGCATAGAAGTATAATATATCATTGATCTCTTTGTTATTAAGCCATGATATCCTAGTATTTCTAACTTCATCCATAAGTACTTGATTACCATCTCTACTAATCTCAGCCTCAACTTGATCAAAGTGTCTTGACATTTGAACTAAGCCGTCGCAAAAAGTGATAGGTAAGTCCTGATCATATGTCACATAAGTTAGCATACTTTAGTATCTCCTAGTTATATTTAAAGACAGCATCAGCCACTGTACGTTCTACGAATGTCATACCTAGTTCATCTGTTATATACTTAACAATATCTTCAGGCTCTGTACCAAATCTTTTACACGTATCCTTTATCTCTATATTCATTACAGGTTTAGTTCTAATAATAGTTTCCTTAGCTCCCTTAAGGAATGGAAGTTCATACCCTTCGATGTCAACCTTTAAGTAATCTATCGTAGGGAATTCATAGTAGTCTAAAGTATGCATGATTACAGTAGAAGAGTCAAGTGTTAATTCTTCATCTTCAGTTATGACACCAGCTGTACCACTGTTACCTTCAGTGGCATAGTCTACTACAGCAGAACCTTCTTTATCTCCTAAAGCATGTGGGTATAAAGTTACTTTATCAGGGTTCTGTATATTCTTTAGTAGACAATCTATATGTGCTTGTATAGGTTCAAAGCATATTACTTTATTGAAAACTTCCTCAAGCTCTATAGTCCACGTACCTATGTGAGCACCTACATCTATAGCTGTATCAAAGTTAGTCACATGCTTTAAACTATTCTGTCTATGTTGTTTCTGATATGTTCCTTGTGCTTGCTCTAATACTTTTTCAAAGTAAGTATCTCTTGTAGGTATAGACCACTTCATCATCTGCATATATCCTTATACACCACACACTCCACCTGTACCACTGATCTCACAGATGTCATGTGATTGAATGTTATCTTCAAACTCTTCTCCTAGCTTATCAACAGCTTCAGAATATGGTACAGATGTTAGAGGTTGACCACCCCTTGCACCATCAGGGTAACAAGTAAACCCTCTCAAGCGTGACGCATAAGATGCTAGTGTATTGCAGAACTTACTAACTGTATCTTCATTATTATTCTTACTACCCCATGAAGGTAAGTTAATTGTAGATGAGATACTCATATCTACATAGTCCTGTATGTCAGCTTGGAAACGGATGCGACGTTCATAGTCGTCAGCTAAGTCCAAGGCTGACTCAACCTTGTTAGGATCAACACCATAGAGATCAATCAATTCAGCAGCTGCACTGTCAACTACATACTGATAGTGCCAACGTGTGCCATTCTTTAGATACCTACGCTTATAGGCTGTAGCAAAGATAGGTTCAATACCTGTTGATGTCCCAGCTAGAATACCGATACTTCCTGTAGGAGCAATAGCACGATTAGCGACAGGGCTAGACACATCCAACTTATTAGAAAAAGATTTTGAAACAAGATCAGAGGTTCCTTTATAAACAGATAACCACTGATGAAGCTCCTTAGTAACTTCATATTTAGAACCCTTCTTAATTAACCATTCATGAATACCCATTAAGCCTAAGCCTAACCGCCTATTTTTCTCTCTAGTTTCGTAGACCTTTTCATATGGTAGCTTAGCTCTAGTTGTACCACATAGTAGAAACTTAGTAGCTAGTTCAGTGATGTCAGAGAACTCTTCGATGCTATCTATTCGTCCCATATTCAATGAACCTAAGTTGCATACATCACTATCATCCTCAGATGTAACTTCAGTACATGCATTGCGTAGGGTTTCTTTTTCCTTATCAAAGAAGTTAAAACTAAACCCCGGCTCAGCTGTTGACAGTGCTTGCTTTACGTTAGCTTTGAATGTATCTCCTGTATCCCCTGTCTTGTAGTAGTTAAGTAGCCATTCAGTATCATAGTTCAAGCTGATGTTAGTCATATCTAATGGAGCACGAAAGTTAAAGTCTTGTTCCTTTAGATCACCCATTGACAATCCTGTATTTCCTACAGGCATGTGATACCAATCTTTAGCATACAAGAACTTATTAGAATCTGGATGCTGCCAATTTAAGCTTGCGTATATGGCTGACCTACGGCTACCCCCTTGCATTACATGACGGCCTATTTCATTGATCATCTCCATCTTAGGTATGGGTCCACTAGCTAGACCACCTGTACTGCCTAAGACTTCACCCTCTGCACGGTAGATTGAGTAGTCATTACCTATACCACCCCCTGTCATCAAGCAGGACTCAGCTTTCCATGACAGGTTAGCCCAATCTTCCCGTGTGTCACTCTCTGACTTCAATAGATAGCAGTTGTTAAAGAACTTGTTAGGTCGTCCTGCATAGTAAAGGTAACGTCCACCGGGGATGAACTTCATCTCAATCATGTACTGAATTATCTGATCTTTTTCATCCTTGGTCATCATATCTTGGCATACATCTTCAACTAAGACTTTGCATAATGCAGCCCATGTCTCACACGATTGGTGCTGATACTTGTTATTAAATATATCTTCGCTAAATTTGGAACGGAACATAGGATTGTGGTTGCTTCTAAATGACATGCGTAATTCTCTCCGTTAGAGTGTAAATTAGTTAGATTGTTCTTTCTTATCTAGAAGATCAATCATCAATAGACCATAGTGAATAACTTTTAATAAATCCTTACGAGTCTCTCCCTTTTTCTTACCTACACGCTTAAGATATTTCATAGAGTTACCTAACATGAATCCTTCACCATGACCTGCATCAATGATAACCTCTAATGCCTGTATCTTATCTTGAGAATAGTGTTCGTCATACGTGCTGTCAATATATTCTTTAATTTCTGTAAGTAAGTTACCCTCATTATACCTATAGGATACGCCTTCAGCGGGACGCTCTAAGCAACAGACTTTTGAAAGATTTATATCTTCATATGCAATATAATCTTCTTCTTCAGTGTCATTACTAGTACTAGCAGATAATGCGTTATCATTTGGATTCTTCGCTGTATTAAGAT